GGTGCATATACACCACTCCTCAGGCAAGGGGGGTTGGGGTGTTGCATAATTGCAACAGTGTTGCAAACGTGCGGCAGGGTACCTTTGGCACCCTGCCACCGTTAGCGGTTAGCTGGCTATTACCAGCTTACCAAACGCCGTGCCATATGTGTTGGCTGTTTGTGCGCTTAAATTAAACCCGCCGTTTAGTATAGCGGCTACCGCGTTTTGGTTAGTTGCCACGCTATTTACGTTAGCAAACACGCTGCTACCGCTTGGCAAGTGCGCCGCTTGTATTGTGCTTAACAACACGGGCTGGCCTAGCTTGGCTGGTGTTTTAGTAACCACGCCCGCATAATTTGGCACGGTAACACCGTTAACGGTGTGCATTGGCAACCCGTTAACGCAAGCCCATAAAATGCGCCCGCGTTGCCCAATATGCCCTTGCTTATTGGGTTGCATTGCGCGCCATAACGCGCCGCCGCCAAACATAACGCCATTAGCTAGCGCGTTTGGTGTTAGCTGCAAAGCAACATTACCAAGCCCGCCGTTGGCATTTATAAAGGCTACCATAGCCCCCACGTTAATGTTGCCCTTGGCACCGTTTGCGCCGTTAAAAGCCTGCGCCGCTTGTGTTGTAGTTTTAACCATTTTTTAACACCTTTTTTGGTTAACGTGCGGTAGCACCATTGCCCCGCCCCTATTTTATGCCATAGGTTAAATATGTTTGTAAACCCCTTTTTTATAAAAAAGCGCAAATAATTAATAAAAATATTACGCCACATAATGCGCCAATAAACATTGCAAACCCCTTTTGGTTAGTTACGTTATGTAAACCCCTAAAACTATTTTGCGGCTCCCGCAATAAAAAATTTGTCTGGTGGCGTTGCGCCGCGATGCCCCCGAAACCGCGCGACTAACCGCGATCAATCTAATAATCAATGGAATGAATAGCGAAGAACGGGCGATCAATCAATCAATCAATCAGTCTGCTGTAGATCAATCAATCAGTCTGCTGTAGATCAATCAATCAATCCGCTCATGCGCTATCCATCCATCAGGCTACAAAAAGTTGGTAGGGCAACCGAAGTCGCCCTACCGCTGGTGTTAACTGATGTCGTGCCAATGCCAACGGTTAGGTTCGTCAAAATTGGGCTCCTGAAGGTTCGGTTTAGCCTCAAGTTTTTTCCAACTTGGTTGGCTACCCTCAATGTACTTAAACCAAGCCTCTTGTTTACTGTCAGCCGTAAAGACGTCCTTGCCGTGGTAAAAAATTTCACAGTCCTGATTGCTCCAACTTGGGCAACCGTCAGCGTCAAAAAGGTCCTCGTCCTTTTCATAGTTTATGTACACGTTTTGGTAAAACCGCAAACCCTGTATAAGTGTTAGGAGGTCAACTGCATTCACATTGTGTATGTGCATAGCAGTAGTAAAGCTATTATGATGATCAACTATGTATAACATTTTGTTACTCCGTTTGTAGCCGTTGGCGTTATTGCCAACACCTATATAATAGCAGTTTACACGGCTAAGTGCGTCTTTTGTGCTCACTGAGCCTTTTTTGTACTCAGTGAAGTCGTGCAAGTTCAGGCGACCTCAGACAGAGGGGTTTTGATTATTAGTATATATGTTCATGTATACTAATAAGAGATTCATCTTCGTCGTTCTTTGTCAATCAATCAATCCATCAAATAAAAAAGGGCGACCCGAAGGTCGCCCTCGTTGGAGTGGAGTGGCTTACGCTGGGATAACATAAAGCTCCACGAAGTTTTTGCCCCATGTCGCTTTCGCGCTGGCTGACTGTCCGCCGTTAAGAGCGTCCAGCAAAGCGTGGAAACGACGCGCCTTAATTGAGCGGTGAGCCATATCGACATCCTGCAAGGTAACAGCTTCCTTGCCGGAGTTGATCAATTGCCAAACCACCTTGCCGCGTAGGACAGACTTAGGCGACCCGTCTGCATCATACAGAGTACGCTTGCTTTCAAAGGGGAATGGCTGTTCCGCCTTTGGGTCAACGTCAGCAACAATGCGGACGCCTACGTTATTAGGATTACCGCCAGCGTGTTCCTGGACAAACTTAAAGATGTCCTCGGCCGTTACGCCTTCGCGCTTGCGCTCCTCAGGCAAGGCATTGATACCTGCAAAAGTGATTTCCTGAGCGACTTTCTTAGTGACTGCTTTAGCCATGATAAGTTCCTTTCTACGAACTTGCGAGTCCAGCACCATTGCTGGCTACCCATATAGATTAGCAAATAGACCTTCCTATGTAAACACCTAAATTGTCATAATGAACAAAAATGATAGCCGAAGGTAGAACGGCAGAAGTCCATGGACCTCTCACGACTTCACATGAATTCAACCGCGATGGACGACGAACGAGGAGCCAGTGATCACTCTTCGTCGTTCTTCATCAATCTATCTACGACCTCTGCCCATCCATCTTTGTCTCTCGGCCAATCCATCCTGTAATCGTATGCGGGATCATTATCAATCAATCTCTGTGCCAGATGCCTACCATCCATAAATAATAGGGTCTGGGAGGAGGGATGATGAACCAAGTTCCAAACGCATCCACCAACATCAGTTCTTGAGGTCTGCCATGCAATCTGGTGAGGACGCCACTTTGGGAACTTCTTGTCAGACTTTGTCGTAAGAACCTTTAACTCTACCCAGAAGTCCTTGCCATTCGCGCAACCGTTGACATCAGGCACCCCTGGACTCGCCCATGACTCCATCCTTACCCAATGGACATCAAGGTGGCGTGTGCCATCCCGTAGGGCTTTCCATAATTTAGACTCAGGCTTCGGTGTTGGCACTCGGGTGAACTTCTATTTCTTGGAAGTCCGCATCTATGGTGGGCTGGGTCGCTTCTACCAGTTGGGGGAACTCTTGCTGTATGCGTTTGATTTCTGCCATAACCTCATTGCGATCCATCTGGTCAATTTTGCCCATTAGGATTTCCTTACGGTCAATGTAAAGTCCGGCGGCTTGGCCTCTTGACTTTTCAGCAGTGACAGCGGCGGCGTAGTTCCCGTTCTGCAAAGCAGTGTCACGGATCTCAGCCAGCTTCTTAACGTGGCTTTCAAACGTAACCTCAAACTTATGTTGCAGTTCATTCTTGATATCGCGTATGCGTTCCAAAACTTGGGGGTAGTCCCGTCCGTTCAACATACGGCTTGCGATGGCGTGTGCATTGGACTCTGCGTAGCCAGCGCGAAGTGCGGCCTCGGTTTGCGTAACTTCCTCTGTTGCATAAATCATTGCAAACTTTTCTTGCTTGGGTGTCAGCCCTACTTCCACCCGAGGGTTTGCAACAACGTCCAGAGTATTCTTATGTGTGACTTTCGCTTTCGGCATAATTACACTCTACTTTCCTATAATAGTAACCGCAATAGAAATCGACTCTTTTAAAAAAGTGTAATCTCCAAGCTCGCGTAGGGGCTCAAAGTTTTAACTTCAATATCTACTTTTGTATGATAAGTTATTGTTTTGATTAGATAGCCAGATATCGTATATTGTAATATCGGATGTATCACTTCACCTGTTATTTCATTTTAGGTACTATATATAAAAGTGACAGAATATCTGAAAGAGAGCCATGGTGCGTTGACCATGACCCCCTGATTTATTACCACCAGCAGTGATAGATGACTTTTTGCCCATCGTCCAGTGCTTGCAGTGCTTCTTCACAGAAGTGAAGGTCGGTGGTTTTTTCTTCCTGAACAATTTGTTCTTGGAATTGGTGACCGTAGAAAAAGCCGCCTTCACAAAAATCATCGGCGTACCCGTTGTTGACGGCTTTTACCAGAGCGATGATATCTTCGCGGTTGAGCTCCATATCTTGACAGTTTAGCTCAACTGCGTCTTTGCCGGTTTTTTCTACCCAGCGTTTTTCCATGAAGGTTTGGAGGCGACTGTGTTTGCGCCAATAGAAATCTTTTTGGGCGAATTTTACAGTGTACTCTTTACCTTCGTCGTCAGTGCGCTTTTCCTCGCGCGGATTAATGAAAGCGTATTGATCAAGACCCATTGTTTTGCTCCTTTTGTTCTAAAGCACACTCAATGCAACAGGTGGGCGATTCGTAGGCTTCGGTAAGAAACGCACACTCGTCGCAACCTTCAACTGGTAATATATCTTCTATTTGTACCTTCATTTGTACCTCCGTTGGTTGACTCTGTAGGCTACTGCCTACCCATATATAATAAGGGGTGAGGGGGCAGGAAGTAGCCTTTTTTGTTCGTCCTGATAATATTGTTATCAGTCCAAAATGAGCAGGATGATGAGTAGCCCTATCACACCTAGAATAGAAAATAGAATCATGGTTAGTGGTTCCCGGAAAGTGGGCGGGGGACAATGCCCCCGCCCGATTGAGTTATGCCGCCCAACGGTCAGCGTGTAAGGCTATAATGTAATCATAGATGGACTGTTGCCCTTCCTCATCCTGAGCATAGATTACCTTGCGGCAACTTTCATACCCATACCCGTCAAACTGCACATTGGTTAAAAGATAATGTGTAACCTGACCAACTTCCTGAGGAATATAAACTGTGGTGATGGCAATAAACTGGTCATCACTGATATCCACGGTGAGGACATTTTCGTTGAGGATAGGGTCGCTGAAAAACTTGCCATCAGCGAGGACTTTTACGCTTTTAAGAAATTGTGTAGCCATTGCTACCTCCTTTTGTTGATGTAGCCACCATTGGCTACCCTTATATAATAATGTATGAGGGTGGTAAGTGGCTCTTTTGTACTCATCGGGACAAAAAAGACGGCCACCGAAGTGGCCGCCAGTCTAAGGGAGGAGAAAAAGTGAGTAAACTCTCTTCTTGCATTAATATCGTTACTCATCTTATCCAATCCTGCAAGCCTCAATTCGGGAGACCGAGATTAGTGGTTGATTCCAACACCTTATCCATGAGCCGTTGTGCTCGCTCGGCGGTAACTTCATCAATCCACATTTCAATATCATCGGGCTCCATCCCAAGATGTGCTAATTTTGTTGCACAGAGGCGAGCATCAATCTCGCCTTCTATGAACTGGAACTGCACTTCTTCTTGCTGTTCCATCATCCATGCTTTGACTTTACCCATAATCAATCTCCTAATCCGTAAAGTATGTTGTGGATAGAAGCGGGTTTGCTTTTATCCAGTTTCAGCCTGTAGCCATCCCAATCATAATAGCCGTGGATAGTGGGCATTTTGCGAAACGACCCTTTGATTACCACCACTTCCTTGATTTGCGTTTCATCGTGATGCTCAAATAATTTTGCATCAAATGCTTTACGCAGATACCGAGCAATGTCGGAGATCCGTGGGTATATGGGCGTCAGCCATTGACCGTGACTGCCGTGCATATAGATTTGTGCGCTGTATCGTGCCATAACTCAATACTCCCTTGGCAATAGGAAGGTGCTGTATGCGCCTCCTGTTGTAATTGGTGAATCCGATTTAATAAGGTAGAACTTCCACTCCCCATCAAACGCATCGGTGTAATCAATTTTGCGTTTCCACAGGATGTTTCCGTTGCCATCGTCAGCAGTAATAAGTGCCTTACCGTCTTCAACAATAAGGTTAACAACGACGAACTCTTCATTGAGATCATTGATCGATGTTGCAACGATATCTAAAAACCAGTAGGCTCCACCGCCGCAGTTATCAATAAAGAACTGTACACCATTCGTGTATGCCATCGGCTTGGTAAGGGGAAGGTCATAACGGCGAAGATAATCTGTGCCGCTGTAATGAGCGAGTTGTGTTGCAAACTCGGCTGGTGAAAGGGTTGTTTCAGTATTCATTGTTACCTCCTATTGGAACAGAGTGTCATACTCATGGGTTGAAAGGAAGTGGGAAAAGTTGCTGTAACCAGCGTCTTGCCACTTTTGCCACTCGTCGAGAAATGTTTGAGCATCGTCGCCTTGCATAAAGAACGACCACCCAGACTCGTAATGTTTAACAGTAATACTGTCAAACTCACGATTTAGGCTGTAGCCACCGATAACCATAATAGACTCCTTTCTGCGAGTTAAGGTTATAGTTTAATATTAAAGTGTGAGTGCTTGAAAGCAAACACTAAATGCTCAAAGATAAAAAAGGGTGTTCCGTGGATTTGTAGGCAATGTGTTTAAGGCAGACCCTACTTATGCTCACCGCATCCTGCTTTACAAACGTACAGCGAGGGACAGGATGGTTAGAGATCCACGGCTTTGTGTTCCGCGTCGTGCAACGCTAGGACGAGGTCAAACCCTATGCACCCCGCCCAGAAAGGTTATTTGTCTACCCCCTCTTACCTTTGTGGACAGGTGTAAGCATATATTCTTCTACCTCTCCATCTATTATGATTTTTATAATATTACCGTCAATGATCCATGTTTGTTTGCCACGGTCAAGAAAGGTGATACGACTGGTAAGCCTATCTTTGATACCATAAGCCTCACACTCAGGAAGAGTAGGGCTTGCCCAATCATATGAAACAATTAACTCCAGTATTGAAGGAGTCTGCGTAAGAGTTTGTTTATCCATTTATTCCTCCTTGGGGTTGCTGTTGCGATATGGAGACCAATAAGACTAACCCCAGTCTTTACGGTCTTCTTCGTTTTCGTAGCCATAACGATACTCCTCAATCTGAGCTGTTGTCATAAATTCTTCAGTAACACGCTCACTTTGGTAGGTGTGACCTTTGTAATAATGCGGTTCGTAAGGCCGACCGTAATAACGGTCAGCCCCACCACGATCCTGTGGGCTACCATGACGCGGTCGTCCATCAATTATAATTTCAGGCTTGGAGAGACTGGTCATTGGTCACCCCTCCGTTTTCCATAATGTGTTCTTCAACGAACAGCATAGCTTCCCGATGCACATCAGGATACCGTGCTTTTACATAAGTATGAAATAACGATACCTCGGCATACAAGCGAGCAAGAGTATACAACTCCCGTGCTATGCCTTCCACTTCTCCGCCAACACGAGAGAAGTGATCCATTGCGTTTGTTTCATCAACCATGGCAAGCTCCTTTCTATAAACTAAATGCCATATTTAATAATAGCGGTTTACACCTCTTTGGCAAGTCTTTTTGCTTCACGCTGAGCAATAGCCAAAACCCTTTGCCGACTTATATTGTAACAGTCACCGATACTCTGAAGGGTTTCACCAAGGGTGTACCGCCGATACCATATATCATGATTCCGTTCGGCTTTTGCGGGCGAACCAGAGGGGTTGCCCACCCTACCGTCAGGTATATCAAGGTTGTACTTTATAGACCATGCGCGAGCAGTCAGGTATGAACAACCTAATCGCTCGGCAAAATCTTTCCAGCTAATAGATTCTGCGGCTGTATTCCTGATCCATTCTTCTTTACTATCCATCATGATTCCACCCATCTAATTTTTCCCAATATGTTTCATCTCTATCATAAGGGTGTTTTGGTGTACTAGAATCGCCAGAGCGCATCTTAGTAACGGTGCGCTCCTTTGCAGGTTTTTCATGAAAGGACTGCACATAATTAAACAGCCCCTCCAATTCTTCAAAGACCATCGGTTTAGAGAGCATTGAGCCGTGGAGTATCCACATTGTGTCGGTTTCCGTTAGCGACAATGCTCCCCCGCAATCCGAGGTATTTGCTTTGTAAATTTCCCACTCAGGTTTCATGAGAACCACCGTTTAATACGTTCCCATAAAGTCAAGCTGGGATGTTTTTCTTTAAAGGAATACAGTATGTAACTCAGTTGGTTTTGGCTGAGTTTGAACTTTTTCTTAAGTTCTTTATGGGTCAGCTTTTGTTCATTCCGTGCGGTTAGCACCTCAAGAATAAACTGATCGGTGTATTTTTGCTTACGAGCCATCGTTTTGTCTCCTTGCTTTAAGAATGCGCTCAGCGCGGTCAATACCCTGAGGGGTAATCTGGTAGTAGAACGGTGACACATTGCCAATCCGCACAAGGTCGCCGCGTGTAGCGAGCGAATACAGGATTTTAGATGGGTCATCTACAGGTTGGTCTTGGAAATCTTTACCGCACATACTCGCCCTGCTCAGGTAGAAAGCCACCAGTATATCGGCTGAAGCTCCTGTAGTGATAATCCTACTGAAAGCTCTTTTAGGTTTCATTTTAATCGGCGTCACCTCAGGGCTAGGAAGTGCTAATTGAGAGGCAGTTTCCTTTCCGCTATTTTTAATGAGCCATTTGATTTGCATCGGAATACTACGGCACTCTTCCTCAGCCATTTGAGACAGAATGTTGTAGGTTTGGATGTCAATCGCTACAGATTTGTGATTGTTTGTGTCCATTAATTTCTCCTATGCACACAGGTCTGCTACAAATTCAGGGATAGGCCGACACTCCCAGTCAAAGAGGTGTTGCTTTTCCCCACGGTAATAGTCACGGTATGCTGTGACTACATCATGATGGTGATACTCTACAGGCATAGCCTGAGGAAACTTGGTAAACCCTCGGGCTGTCAAGTTTGGTGGAGCACACCGTAAACTAAAGAAAATAGATTCGGAGCCGTGCGGTTTGCCACGGCGATAGCGGAACTCTTTGAATAACTCAAAGCCTAAGTTCCATGTCATATTGTAGTTTTCTACAGTCTGCGCCGCCCATATCGTGCATGGGTGGTGCTGATGGTTAGGCATATACGGACCTTCTGTACCGTTGAGCCAATGAGCAGTAGATAGTATCTGCGTGGTTTCAAGCGGCATTTTGGTAATGTGGTTTTTGCAGTGCATTTGAGCACACTGCTCAAGATCCATGGAAAGCCAGAAAATGTTCATGGTAGGCGGTGCTCGGCAATAGGTAGGCTGACAGGCAATGCACGATTAGGTGGATGGCACACAGCATAGACAAGCACCCTACGGTTAGGCGACTCATGGCGTATCTGCCTGTAAGTATCGGCACATAAGTCAAGGTCGTCAAAAGGTGTAGTCTTGTATTTGGCACAACCGAGGAACTCGGTAATGGTATACGACTGGGCATAGAGAAACATTTCTGCTTCGTAATCTTCCCAACTATAATGTGACATAGGCTATCCTTTCTACAATTAACCTATGTAAACTATAGTATGTTAGTTAACAGAATGTTACCCCTTAATTTATCTTTTTTATCACACACTAAGGTTATGGTGGATTAACACTTCATTTACAGGTGCAAAGTCAGGCAAGTCTGAAAATTTCTTGTAAAGATAATTGATGCCAGTGTGCATTATTACTTTCATCTGCTCGCTTCCTCCAGAATGGCGATGGGAATAGAGCACGAGTTCAAGCATATCTGCCATTTTAAGTCTGTTCTTTTCTTCTGGCGTTAGGACAAAAGTCAATCCAAGGTCGTCCATCACTTTCTTTTCAGCTTTTTCAAAGGCTTGCAGGACTTCGGGGAACGACCATTTCGCCGTTGCTGGGATATCACCCAACACCATTTCAGGCACATCGTGATATAACGCCGCCATGATTAGCTGTTTACTACTGTCCGGCCATAACTGGTCAATCAATATACTGACTGCGTATGAATGTGCTCCCACTGTTTGCCTCTCAGCTTGTATTGCAACTGTATGAAACCTCAGTAAAAACTGTGCGTCCCATGCTGTCATCAAAGTTTTAATGTTGGTTGTTGTCTTGCATCGGCGTCCCGCCATCTTTTATTCCTCTCGCCCACGGTTTGTCGCTAAATGTCTTTTTAGCTTCACCCCAGCTCGGACCGAACTCAGCATCTACAACGCTGGGGATTTGCATATTCACACAGGTTTCCATTATTTCTTGTATTTTTGTACCAGTATCAGGGTCAGCAACGGATATGTCAAGTTCATCGTGAACCTGAATCATAGGCGTGATGCCTTCTTCATACAGGGCAACCATCGCCGCTTTGGTTTGGTCAGCGGCACTGCCTTGTATCAATCTATTTAAGGCTTTGTATGTGAACGCCCTTTTGATTGCCGGACCATGCTCAGCGTAAGCATCTTGATAGGTCATGGGTTTATATGTCCCATAAGCATTTGGCTCCCATTTATCAAAACGACACTTGCGTCCTAACAAGGTGCGTATCAATCCTTTGTTAGATGCACGGTGAATCACATAATCAGCTAACTGTTGCACGAACGGCACTTTGCCGTGGTACTCGGCAAACAGTTCTTTAGCGTCATCAAACTCCAAACCCAACTGCTCAGCCAGTTTATTCTTACCCATCCCGTAGAATAGGCCGAGGTTAATGTCTTTTGCTTGCTTGCGCGGCACTCCCACGATATCTGCCGCCATTTGGTGGAAATCGGTATTAGCATCAATGTTATACTGGTCGGCAAAGTCCTGTGCGCCTTGCAGTTTCAGTAGGCTGGCATAGTGAACAACGAGGCGTGGTTCTTGGCTACTGTAATCAAATGCCCCCCACAACTCACCTTCCTCTGGTAGGAACAGGCCACGAATCATCGGACCAATTTCAGCGTTCCGTGCTGGCACTTGTTGTAGATTAGGATTGCTGTAACTGAAACGGCCTGTAACTGTGCCGCCATCATCACTGCGGAGGCTATGTGCTTCAGCATGAATGCGACCGTTATGTTGGTGCTTCAGTATGGTGTCTATAAATGTGGTTCTAGCTTTATTCAGCTCTCGAGCTCGAACTACGGCCTTTGGCAAGTCATGGGCATGGTTAGCTAGAAAGTTTTTAGTAAAGCTAGGCTGTCCTGATTTGGGCGTTTTAGGGTATTTCAGCCCATTAGCGTCGAAGGCTTTAGCAATACTCGCCGCCGCCCATATATCAATATCTTGCCCACCCGCATCAGCTAGAACCTTTTGTTCTTCGCGTTCCAAATATTCTTTTAACTGCTCTGCTTTTTCAAGGTCTACCCGCACACCCTTCTTACGCATGGCAAAGACGACCTTTAACACTTTAAGTTCTAAGTCAAAAATATCAGCAATGTCTTCTTTTAGTATAAGCCCTTTGAAATGTTGCCACAGTTTCAGGGTAAGCGCGGCATCCTGTTCTGCGTATTGCCCGACAAAGTGGGCTGGCAGTTTCCACATTTCACTCTTAGCATTTACACCAAAAGAGTTAGCGGCTTCATACAGGTCTTTTTCGCTTTTGCGTTCGTTTAGGTAATCCCTGCCAAGTGCGTTCAATGCGTAACTAAACCTGTTTTCATCAAGCAGGGCGGCTACGATCATCGTATCAATCACACGGCCTCTAACCTCAATACCTTCTGCCCACAGCCAACCAAGGTCATACATAGCGTTGTGCATAATGTAATCACGCTCAACAGAAACAATGTCGGAGAGCCATCGCAGGGTTTGCTTTGCATCAAAGTTACCACCATTTTCATGACGGATAGGGAAATACCAAGCCTTGCCCTCTACCGCCACAGCAACTCCAATGACATAGCCATCTTTACGAGGCCATCCACTACCCATCGTAGTTAGGTTAGGGTCGCGTGTTTCAAGGTCAATCGCTATTTCTCTAGCGTCCGACAGGTCGGGGTAGCCATCAGGCATAACCCACTCAGTCGGAGGTGTGAACAAGGGGAACTGCATCCGCTTTTACTTTCATAGGTTGGTTACATGAACAATGAGGCCATTTGTTTTTGAGGTTGCGAAAGGTGAGGTGTTTAACCTCACCCTTGCACTCACACTCAGCAACTACAGGCTCATCCAACTTCGAGTTCGAGTTGTCGGTCATCTTTGTCACCGATTCGCATCCTTACTTCAGCCTCAACAAGAAACAAATAACGCCGTAGGTCGCGTATATCATCTAGGATACCTTCTTCACGGCTGTCTTCAAACGCCGCTTGGAACACATCATAATTGCACTCGCCCACTTGCTTTTCAAGCCTGTCCCATTTGCGAGCTAACATCATAAACGCGCCGACACCGCCGCGCTGTTTCCAACTATTGCCATAGGACTGCTCAGATATGTGCAAGCCCTCCACATCTTCATTAGCCAGACCTAGCACCTTATTGATAATGGCACTGTAGTCATCGGCATCTATTTCACCGTTCCTAGCCAATTTAAGATACTCCTCTTCCTCTAACTCACGCATACGCCTTGTCATATAAGCCTCGTGACTTTCGTGTTTTACAAAGTTTCCATCCATTTGTCTTTTCTCCGTTCTAGCCATTCGTAACACGCCAAATGCCAATCATCTGACTTTATGTCTTTAGAATGTTCCATGGCTTGGAAAATTTCTTTTGCTTTCCATGCCACCCACATTCTGTGCATAGGCTGTGCCACTTCGCTAAAAACAGAGTTAGTATATGGTCTGGGTTTCTCGGGGTCTTCCATAAACCACTCAAGCTCTTCATCAAAGGTAACTATGTCATCTACTAGCGGGGAGGGTTTAATCATACGACTAGCATATGAATCATAGTCAGGGGTCATTCCATCAAGCCCCTCCAACACTTCGGTATACGCATGGAGGTTATTGCTGAACTGTGTATAAATCCCAACCTGTGCGCCAATCCGTGCCGCAATGTATTCCTGCAGAATGGACATATGGACAGCGTTAGCTCCCAGCGCACCCCAGATCATATCATTACTGCGGTTACATACCGTCATGTCCAGCTTATTATCGCGAACGCTGAAATATATATGCGTATTACAGGGGTGATCTTTGCATTCATTATCCTTGCGTAAATCACCTTCAGGATCCCACATAGCCAAAACAGTTCGTCTATCGTTTTCATAGGTCATAAGTCTATGAACAGCTATATCTAATTGGTCTTTATAGAAATAGTTACGCCATCTATAACCATATGCACCTTGGAGGGTCTTACCATTATCACTATAAGTACCCATCCGTTTATTATAACGCTGGATCCACTCAAGGTCTTCACGACCCGCTAACATCCAGAGGCTTTCCATAAAATGGAATACAGGGTTAGCGTCGCGTTGCGGATAGAACAATACCCGCTCACGGGGGTTATTGTAAGTAATCGCACAAGGCTCACGGAACTCAAGTGCTTTACCGTTTCGGGTGTTTACTTCAACACCGCTAGTTTCAAGGGATTGTTTCACCAGCCATAACGCATCACTGACATTAACAGCGGTGAAAGTGTGCATACCCCTCATTGGGGCTTTGCCAAATAGTGCCATATTGAACCACCTTTCTATGGGGCTATAAAGCCGCTCGAGCGGCTGATATTAGTTTGCCCTACCCAACTACCAAAAGCAACCTTCTGGCGGCTGTATGGGGCTTAAATAAAGTCAAAATGTTTCTTAACACGCTTAGTATATGTTCCTCCATTCAATGCTTCTTTAATTGCAGTTTCTGTTTCCTCTGTAGGCTCGGGTAACGTCTTGCGTCCCATGCGGTCAGGTAACAATCCATTACGAAGAGTGGTATTGTCGCAACCGTTACAAGGACCGAAATCGCGTTGCCCATGATACAGTTTGGTTCTCGCCGCATGGAAAGCCTCCCCCTGCCAAATATCTTCAATATGTGTATCCATTATATTGCCGCACTTATACCATCCCACCCAATCATTACAGCATACAGCTACATTGCCATCCCAACGGATAGACATTTCGCGGAAGGGTTTAGCACAGCGTTTACCATCTTGGTCGTGGTTCAATGGAAAAGCATTTCCAGCATGGTTGCTAACTTGGGCATGAGTTCCACTTGTAGCCAATGTAAGATCCATGCCAACAACGATATCATGCTCTGTAACTTTTCGTCTACGGTGGGGGTTTGCGGCACGGTCGGCGGGATATTCATAAACGGGATGTGGACCATTGTAACGCTCCTTGATTTTATCTACGATTTTAATACGGTCGTAGTTATCAAGGAATAGAACGTTTAGCCCTGCATCCATAAGTTTGTTGACCGTTTCCTCTGTATCTTTCAACAACCCACCACCATTGCTAGTCATCATAAGTGGTGTTCTGGGTAACTCTTTACGGAACAGCCCCACCATTTCAATAAAGAAAGGGTGCATAGTGGGCTCGCCGTGCATAGCAAACTCAATGCGTGGATTCCACCCTGCCCTTTTAATTTCCTCACAAATGCGGGTAGCAGTTTGGATATGCAGATTTTTGTAAGGGGCAGATGCTTTGCCGTGCAAATTACTCGGACCATCAGCTTCGTTTTCACGGATAGATTGTATGCCGCAAAATGAGCAAGCAAGGTTGCACCCTTCCACAAACTCTATCTGAATAGAGTTTGGTGGGTCTTGATAAAAGTTAGATTGCTCCGCCATCTTTAGCCGCCTTTCGCCATTGAACACGGACATCCCACCGTGTTTTCATACCTTCCCAACCTGTTTTGGTTTCTTTCTGCAATGCTTTCACATACAGCGGAAAGGCTTGTTCCAAAGCACGGCTGGCTCGTTCTTGCATTTCAGCGTTGCGATATGTGCTACAGCCTCCAGCCGCGCCACTCGCACCACGCTGATCCCATGTCCAATCTACAATAACCGCATTACCATGCCCTTTTTGGAATAGGCTGAGGGTTACATAGTAATCCTCCATTAACTCCATAGCATCGTAGCGTATGCCTAATTGTTGGAGAACATGGGGGCGTATGGCATGGACAGCGTTTTGCCGCATCCCATACTTCACCCTGTCAGGGTAATGTTTATCATTCATTTGGCGTGGGCTGAGGCCAACATGGGTGAAATTATTTAACAGCCATTCCATGCGCTCCCACAGTTCGTGCATCTCACCCTGCTCAGTTTTCCTTAAGTTAGGTGCGTCATCATGTGCGCGGCGACCAAATATAAGATCGTCATCCAAAATAACAATTTTATCATACTCCTGCTCCACTGCGTGATCTACAATAAATTGCCGGACATTGTTTATGCCCTTGATTTCACCACGGTTCAAGCAGTAACGACCATTGTTAATATGTGCTTGCACTTCTTCTTGTGGGCAAACCAGAACCGCACTTTCTCTTGCTTCCGGACCAATACTTTCCCAAGTAGTTTGCTTATTGAGCCTACCCCTTGTGGGGATAAAAATAGGTATCATAACTCATCCTCATCAAATCTTATTGAACCAGAGGCCATTGCTTCTTCTAACTCTTCATCGGTTAGGTTGTCAATGTCTGCTTCAGTATATCTAAAAACCTTTTGTGGCTTCGTCCTCGACCGTAACCGTTTCTTTTTGTTTGGCTTCGGTTGCTCGGGCTTCGGTTTCGGCACGGTGGGCTTGGATGTCTCTAATACTTCCAATGTCCGATAGATGTGCTTGCATTTCTGACATACTCGCTTCCTCCGGACTGATTTGTCCGCTGTAAGTCTGCTGTCTGCGACGGTTGATTTGCCACTGCATTTTGGACACAACATTTCTACACCACCCCACCATTAGGAGCCTCCAACCACATTCCAACATTAGCCCGATACTTACTGCGCGGCTTACCTTGTCCAAGGCGCACACGCTCATACTTATCCCACTCGCACAGGCTATGCTCAATAGTTCGCATATCTACTGCATCAAGGGGGACATGAGATTGAATGTAATTTGGTGCTTGAGCCAGTAACTCCTGCATTTCGGTATTGGCTTGGGTCTGGTTCATAGACTTAGTGAGCACCCTATCATGGATACGGTTCAGTCCTCGCTTTGCTCCTGGACCTGCGTTTGCCCAACTAAAACGGTCTTGTGCCTTGTCCAATACAGGTGTGTAGTTGAGGTCGGTAACCACTTCGTATGACATAAAACCTCCCCCTCCCCATCCCCGATGGGAAGCCATCGCTTTGTGGGTCGCTTGCAACGATTGCGTTTCCTCGGCGACCCCCGATAAATGCACCCTGTCTTTCCAGATAGGTTTGAGGAAATGGTCAACGACGACCTCCGATTTACGAGCTTTGAGACCTTGATTAGTGATTATATAAGCTCCAGTGAATGTCCGCAAACCAGAGGACAACCTAGCCTCAATAAGTTCTTTTGTATGGTCGGGATTCCATCCTTTATCTTCGTCAACCCACCCATGTTCTTCGGCAAACTCGCTTGTGCCAATCATGCGAAACAAACAACAATTAAACACGATTTCACTGTGCGAACGGTTCGCATTTGGGTTAGTCCAGTTTTGGCGCATCCAAACAGTAACACGGTCGTTTTCACGGAAGGGGTTTGTGAACTTGTAGTCCTGCAAAATGTGGTCGTCAGTCCAAGGGGGGTTGACCCCCTTGGCTCGCTTTTGGTAAATAGCGTGACGCTCATTTATCCAGTAAAAGAACCTTTCTATGTTCTCCATAGGTTTAGTCCCCTAGCTTAATGACGCCTTTTGCCAACGCCAATTTAATATCAACACTGTTGCCTCCAGGAGTCAACGCTTTCATAGCGGACAAGGCATCAGCAACGGTAGCAGACTTAGCAAGGGCTTCAAAGTTATGCCAGCGATTGCTACCTTCACGGTATGGGTTAGAACCTGTAATAACAATCGTTGCCTGTGGATCATACTTAACCCGAGCGGTGCGCTCTTGCTTGGGTACATCAACAGTAACGGTTGGTGTAGGCATGACAGCCGACGGAGTGTTCACCTGCATTTTAGTCTCCTTTTCAACAGGTTTATATTTTTTCGCGCGAGTCGCTACAATTTTGTGAAACTCTTTGTAAACGCCCTGCGAATTAAAATAGCCAGTAGTCTCGCGTTGGATATTACTGGCTTCCAAAACACTGAGTAACTCTTGCTCAGTGAATGTGTTTTGTAATTGTTCCACATTTGAAAACACAATGCTATGCTCATTGAGCTCTTTACAATTACGAAGGTCTCGCAATGAGGGGAACACAAAGTAGGAATATGGCTCGTTCCTGTTAGATTCATTGTGGTTTTCCAATACTGCAAAAGTCTTGATTGCCGCCATGTCAAAGCTCCTTTCTGTAAGCCTTATACTGTTATTCTACTATATATAGGGAATCAAGCAAGCCCTAAATACTCCAATGCCCCACTAAAAGTTCTCTCCTAGCAGGGCATCGGGCGAGAGGTGAGCTTCTGCCCACCCCCACATTCTTAGGCGGCTTTGGCGTATTCAAGAGCCTTTGCCATAGCCTTCCGCTTGACTTGGGCGTTATTGCCAAACCATGCAGAGTTAAGGGCGTGGTCACGGGTCTTAGCTCGCTTCTGGTGATCCATAACATAGGTCACACCGTTTAGCGCACCCCACCAAGTCCCCTTGGCTGAAGACATATCGTGTCCTGGAGAAGTTTCAATAGCTTCCAGTATAGACTGGGAAGTTTTGGTAAACTCCTCATGAAGCGGTGGTAAGTCGGCCTCATTAGACTTAGCGCGTTCAATAAGAAGTTTAGGCTGGAACAACTCAGCAATGAAATTATCAACCTGTTCCTTAGTAGCTCGTTGCTTAGCAAGGAACTCGGACTGCTGTTGGAACTGTGTCATTTGCTCACCACTAATACCAAGTGCTGTTTCAGCGGCTTGCATAATTTCCTCGTCAAACATTTGTAAATGCAACACGCGGAACTTACCCGTCATACCCTCTTGGCTGAGCGCAAGGGTAATCGTATTATTACACACCACGCGGATAGGGGTGAACATAACGGTCATAGCAGTGCCAACCTTGTGACTGTTAGCCATGAGCAAGTAACCCTCGATCTCATCGCCACCCGCTAACTTGAAGCCCTTCTTGATTTTAGCCAAGCCCCAAATGCGCTCGCCATCACTAAGGCTACCCGCAGTATCCATTTCCATATGTCCTGCTTCGGTAAACTTTTTAAAGAAGGACATTGTTTCGTGGTTCTGGAATGGAACAAACCCTTCGCCGCAGTGCGACAGCACACGGTTATCGGTATCGCGCACCACTACATAATGGTCGTTAGCCCGAAGCATCTCGGCTTCACCGCGTGGGTCATTGAGGTTCCAAGTGTTAGGCTTGTCAGCGTAATAGACAGGCCGCTTGCTAACTGTCCAGTCAAGGCCAGCCGCTTTAAGCATTTCCTCAGGAGTAAGGTTATGCTCAACTTTTTCACCAAGCCCATGCCACGGAACTTGTCCTGCATAAGCCATCGTTTCTACCATATGTGCCATGATTGTTTCCTTTCTACAAAACTAGGCGTCATAACCAGCTTCCACAGTTGGAAGCACATCAAAGTCGGCAAGCGAAATGTCAAGCCAACAAGTTTCCCCCATTGCATTAAACGCAATCTGACAACGCATCTCAACGTCGTTGTGTAGCGTTGTGTGTATAATGGGGTATTTGAACGTATCATCAAGTGCGTTAAGAAACTTGCTCTTGAGGGTACGGTTTGCCTTACGGCGGATAGCACGGTCATTAAGTGTAACGAAGTGCTCTTTGGTTAGGTATGGAACATCCATGTAATTAGCCCCTTCTATGGCTGGTTGGTTTGTACCTATATTTAATAAGTGTAGCAGTTGGATGTAAACCAATAACAGGTCAACCTGACAATTTAATAATCACGCAGGTATTTGATAGCCACGGCTGAACATGGGATGCACCAAATGTAAATGTTGTAGAGCGCGAGTAAGACCCACATAAAACACGCGAGCTTCATCAAAATGTTCGTTTTCAAACTTACGCCACATAGAATAGGAACGACGCATAGTATCAGTGAGAACCATAACATTATCTGCTTGAGCCCCCTTTGCTGAATGAATCGTTGAGATTCGGATGCGTGGTTCTTGCGTCAGGGACTCACCTTTGCGTAGACAGGCTTTAATGTAACGCTTATCTTTATCCGATATTTTGCCCAACCCTTCATCCCAAGGAAGGCTGTGCAGTAATCCATGGAAGTCCAATAGATCTTGTAACCCATAACGCTGGTCTGGCTGTCCTTTACTAAAGGTTTTATGTCCATACTCTACCTGTGTGCCTAACAACATTTGACTGTAGACAGTTCGTACTTGTTCAGCAGTTAGCATACCACCGTCGCGTAGGCTTTCCCAAAGCCGAACCGATTCAAGAACTTTACCGTCAATAGATTTACTGCCATTGTAAATGTATAAATGTCCACGGCGACGCACCTCTTCCTCAATCTGCTTTGCACCTCGTGTAGTGCGGCTGAGTAACAGCCATTCACCTTCGGACATATTAACTTCTTCGGAGTGTCGATGCCAATGGACAAACCCATCCTCATCCCGTGGGTTGAATTGTTTGGGTCTACGATCAACGACGCGCTGAATTACTTTTTGGCTAAGTGCGTGATGCAGGGCGGGTATCCTGTAACTTTGATCCAACACAGTGACATCACCTTCCAAACCTATGAAATAGTCTACATCTGCACCCGCATAACGGAATATGGCTTGGTCGTCATCGCCAGCTATAAATATCTCTTTGCAGTTAGCCTGTAACAAATGCACCATTTTCCATTGCAGTGGCGACAGGTCTTGCGCTTCATCAATAAACACTACCTCTAGCTTCGGTGCTAACTGACGGTAGCAAAACTGCTCTAGCATATCTGTGTAGTCGAACAGTTGGTATCTATCTTTCCACGCCTTTAACCCCCTGTCTACATAATCAACCCTAGCCCAGTCGGTTTTTAGCGGCACTGTAGAGGCATTGTAAACGCCGCGCAGAGGCTGTTGCTGTATGCGAGCTATGTTAATCAGCTCAAGGAACTTATCCCCATACCCAAAGTCTTTATACGGACCTTGATCAGTAAGCCCTGAATTAAAGAAACCACCGATTTTTAACCAATCACCGATTTCAGTAAACTTATCTGAGGTAAGAATTTGGTTATGGTTAATACCCATCTGCATAAAAGCAAGGCTGTGAAGAGTACGGAAAAACGGTAGATCGCGCCTATGCAGTCTAAACTTTTCACAAGCACGGTCTATAGCTTCACTAGCGGCACGTCGAGTAAACCCAAAATAACCTATACGATCTGGTGCGACACCTTTACTAAGATACTCTTCGACCTTGTTCAGTAGGTATGTTGTTTTCCCTGTTCCTGGAGGTCCGAGTATAATTTTCATTATAATATGTCGTTCTGTTGGGGCAGTTCAGGCAGTTCCAATATTTCGTCGCTAGATGCAAAAAACTCTTGTGGTAATGACCATACATGAATCCCTTTGCCTTTTACACGCCAAAACATTTTTTCTGCTTCCATTCCCTGGAGTCGTAAAGTTATCTTGTTTGAAGTGTAATGGTTAAAGTCGTTAACGGTCAGATGCTTTTTAATATCCTTGACTTGGAAGAATACTTTGCCCTCATCCCATACGGCTACGCCCTGCAATATGTCTTCACGGTCTGTACCTTTAGCTCTATCAGTACAGAACTGTGACAACAAGTCTTCAAACTCACCTTTAATTGTAGCATCAGGTGGCACTTCTACAATGGTTAAATTATCCAGCAATAACTGTATTCTGGTCTGCCATGCTCTTTGGCTTACTGCGATAGGCAGTTTATTGATCTGCGCTACACAATCTTTTTGGAATCGTGTCTGGCTAATCAAACCATCTGTGCTTAATTCAACACGCTGACCGTCTACATCTAGTATCCAAATAGGTGGATCACCATCAATCTTTGTAAGGCTGGACATCTGGTTTTGCACACCAGCCGGACCAACGCCAAACTTGCGAGTAACGCATATATCCTTATTACAAAAAGGTTTGATAGGCTGGTCGTCACATTTGTAATAATAATCCTTGCGCTGTAACTGTTTGATAACCGCGCCAACCTCAGTATGACTAAGCGGTGGGTGCAAATACTCAACATTATAACGCTGTATCAAGGCTTCCCAATTATCAGCGTCAAACATTCGGGCATACACACCCAAGTTAAAGAGAGCATTGTTTCGTGAGCCTTCGCCAAAGCCCTGTTGACAAAGCTCATTCAAACATGGGGGACCATCTTTTAACTTAGGTTCTGGCTCGGATATACGGTAGCCAGTAAAGTCTTCAGGCTTGATCAAGTAGCGTGTGGCTTTGGTCACAAACTCTTCAGGGGTCATAAGCTCGCCCTTAAAGTCGTATACCGACCGCGTACTCAGGTCGCCCTTGAAATATGGCATATTCAAGCCATTACCTGTGTCACCACGATCTACAAGAATGGTTGATTGTTTAGGGAATATCTCACCTTCGGCATGACCTAACGAAGCCGCCAACTCGGTAAGTTTGGATTGCACAGACTCAGCTTTGAGTGCATCCGTAAAGAAAAAATAAATATGTGCGCCGCCAGATTTACTACGCCCTACCCATCCGACTATCTTAGCATCTTTAAGTTTCTTGACGAGTGCCTTATGGTCTACATCGTATGTGTCAATATCAATGGCACCCCACTTACAAAGGTTGTCATCCCTGATGGGAATAATGCCTAGCCCTTGCTTACCATCTAAGTGCTGTTGCCAAAGTTCTTCAGTTGGTGGCTGTTTTATGATTTTATAAACGCCAAGCCGCTTGCCATCCCCACGTTGTTCGTCAGGGTTGAACACACCATGCGCTCGTTTATTACCATCAAATAGCTTTAGAAATTTCTCTGCTAAAGACATATATTACTCCAGTATAAAATAAAGAGGGTGGGAGAGTAGTGTTAGTTAATACCTAGACGCTACCCTCCCGAGTAATGGGTCAGACTGCCCATTACCCCTCCACGCAACCGCAGGGCGATCAACCCCCGCAGTTGAACTTAGAATGGCACATCATCATCGTCTTGTTGTGACTGTGGTGCAGGGGCTTGAGTTTGCTCTGGGGCTTGCTCTTTAACCTCTACCTCACCAGACTTTACAGACTTGGCGAACGCGACTGCCATTTCAAACACGGCTTTGTCACCAACATTAGACAGGTCAATCGGACCGACTTTGTTAATGTCCCAGCCAAACCAATTACCTTTATCATTGCTTTCAGCAACGGTAGACAGTTGATATTTGTGGGACATCATTGGCAAAGTGTACGGACCGTTTTTGCCTTCTGCTGTAAGTGACTGCATTTGTGTAACCCACTTGCGAGCTTTTTTCAGCTGTGTGCTAGACATGGTAATTAAGCAACGCTGTGGACCATCTTCATCAAGTAGGATTACAAAAAACTGAGCTGTATTAGTAAGGATATTGCCATTAGGCAAAATCTCTTCACCGCGCTCATTTTTAGTGGTGGTGTTAACGATAGCATCGTCTGGCTGGTAAGAACCATAATACCCACCACCCTTTTCACGCGGAGCCCACTCAACATAACGGCGATTGTAATAGCACGGCACAACCGTGATACCCTGTTCACCATCGTATGCTTTATTGGCTACAGTATTAAAGATCATGCCAGCTTCAGCACCATCAACATACGCACCATCACGCTTATTAACCTGTGGGCTAAGTTGTGCAAGGATACGCAGGAAGGGGATAGCCATATCCTCTGAACTGGTTTCCTCAAAACCCAGACCACCAAGGTCTTCAAACTGTGCTACTGCAAGAGCAGTGGCTTCCTTTTTTGCTACTTCAGTTGCCATATTTACCTCCTAGTAATCTTGGCTCTTTGCCCCACGAATATACCCAACAGGTCATACGGCAAATTTTCACCTTTTTCTACCTGTTCCTTTACAAAAGACTTGAGTGTCATGGGTTCTACCCAAGTTTTTGTTTGAGTTGCCATACCGCGCTGTTCTAGCTCGGCAAGCAAATCTTTTGCGAGGTTATCCTCACCACGACCAAAGGCCGCAGTAACGTGGTTCTTTATTAGAGAACCATGCCCCGCTTCAGTAAGCCAATGAAAGGCTTCGTCAGCACGGTCTTTAGCAATGCTGGCACTGTAATAAGGTGCGACCTTAATTTCACTGCCATCATCCATTTTAAGCTCAGACATACCATGCTCATCCATTGCCGCTGGGAGCAAATCCTCAGCAATTTTGCGATGGTCGCGCTTGGCATCTTTGAGCTCTTGCTCAAGATCAGCGATCCGTTGTTCCAACATAACTTGTTGTTTACATAGGTTGCTTATAGTGCTGATACCTGATTGATTAATGCTGGTTAGGTCTCCAGCCACACTTTCAAAGTCCATTAGGCAGACTCCTTCCTATGGTATAGATCTACTTCCAACGGATAGTAGCGTTCCTCTAGCCTGTCCCACTTCAATGCTTTGAACTTGCCACTGTTACGCCGCGCCGCTTCAGCACAGGCAATGCCTATACATAAGGGGTCGCCAGAGAGCAGTAGGTAGTCGTCATCATTGAAGTTACGCAAGCCACGATGAATGCGCCTAACTGTTGGCTGAGTGCTAAAAGAAACCTGTTCCTTGGCCGGAACAAGTATTTGCAGGTCACCAAAAGCAACTGCATCTGTGATATCTCTACCACGCACTTCTTGTGTAATGTAGACTGTCACGGCTTTCTACTCCGCTTTGCTTTCTACGCTGGGCGGGATTGCCCAACACAATTACCATACGCTTTTATATATAGTAGTTAAATAAAAAAGTTATCATACTGGTCTATCCGATATTTTAATATCTGATATCTGATATCTGGGAATTGTTAATTTACAAACGCTTACTTTGACTGGTCGCGCGGATAAAAACAAGATACAAAAAGTGTAGTCAAGATTTTGGTTTGGGTGCTATTATACAAAGTACCCATTAGAAAGCGGTGTTATGCGTTATAAATTTAAGTTTCAACCCTACCAGCATCAGCTGGAAGCACTGAAAAAGTCTTGGAACAAAACCGAGTTTGCCTATTTCATGGATATGGGAACAGGCAAATCCAAAGTGCTTATTGATAATATGTGCGTCCTGTATGACCGTGGCGAAGTTACCGCCGCTCTTATTGTCGCACCCAAAGGTGTGTATAGAAACTGGGAGCAAGGCGAACTGCCCACGCACATTCCTGACCATGTTATGTATGACACGGTATTGTGGAACCCTAGCCAAACAAAAACACAGCTTGAAAAGCAAAAGACATTGTTTTTCCCAGATGATAATCTCAAGATTTTTGTTATGAATGTTGAGGCGTTCAGCACTAAAAAGGGCTGTGAAATAGCCGAGCGGTTTTTGCAAGCGCACAGCGCACTCATGGCTGTAGATGAAAGCACTACCATAAAAAGCAAGGATGCCAAGCGCACCAAAAACATCGTGAAAATTGGTAAGTCGGCCAGATACAGGCGTATCCTAACAGGCTCACCAGTAACCAAAAGCCCTATGGATTTATACACACAATGTGAGTTCCTTGATTCGTGGTTGTTAGGCCATAGTAGCTACTTTAGCTTCCAATACGAGTATGCTGTTGTGCAACGCCGTAGCATGGGAGCGCACAGTTTTAATCAGGTTGTGGGCTACCGTAACCTTGATAAACTCAATGGCATACTGGAAAACTTCAGCTTCCGCGTAAAGAAAGAAGACTGTTTAGACTTGCCCGATAAAGTATATATCAAACGAGCAGTCGAGCTTACAGATGAACAGAAATCAGTCTACAGTAGCCTTAAAACATTTGCCCTAGCAATGCTAGAAGAAGGCTCTGTAACTACAGATACTATCCTCACACAGCTACTACGTTTACAACAGGTTTGTTCAGGCCATGTAAGATTAGATGATGGCGAAATGAAAACCTTTAACTCAGCCAAACTGCCAGAACTTATGTCGGTGCTGGAAGAAGTTGATGGCAAGGTTATTATATGGGCTAACTTCACACACGACATTAAGAATATTGAGCAAGCTATTGCAAAAGAATACGGCGAGCAAAGTGTAGCTACATACTATGGGGAAACAGAGAGTGATGAGCGGCAGAACATTGTCAACCGTTTCCAAGACCCTAACGACCCACTTATGTATTTTGTAGGGCAACCACGAACAGGAGGTTACGGTTTAACACTGACAGAAGCTAAGACTGTGGTGTATTACAGCAATAACTTTGACCTTGAAATACGGTTACAAAGTGAGGATAGAGCGCATCGTATCGGGCAAACTAGCAAAGTGACATACATCGATATTGTGGCGGAAAACACAGTCGACGAGCGTATCTTGAAAGCCCTGCGGAATAAAATCAATATAGCAAGTCAAGTCCTTGCAGAAGACTTCAGGGATTGGATTGTTTAAGTAAGGTTCTATTCTCAAACAAAACCAACAGCATTGGCGACTGATATCATCGTGCCTACGATAATCACAACGGCTACTAATAGGATACCGCCAACAATTAAAATTGTTTTTACATTTTCCATCATTTCATCATGCTCTTTTTGCCGTTTTCGTTTTGCGGCTAATGCCGCTTCTTTAGCCTCTTGTATTCTTTTTTGACGTTCAGCTAGTATACTTTGCCAAGTTCCAGGACCAAAGCGCATATCCACCATAACAGCTACTTCGTGCATTTTTTCTGCGGCAAGTTTGGCATCAATGATTTCTTTAGCTACTGTATTGACACCAAATTGATCACTTAAACCCGTTTTAGATTTTTTATTTCGTTCTTGTTGGACTTGCTTTTCACCTGTAAACAAATCATCAATCTGGCTTGCAATATCGCCAATATCTTTAACGGTGCTGATATTATCTTTGATAAATTTGACGGATTGTTGCACTAACGCAATTCCGGTTAGTACCTCTGCAACAACCATTTACATCTCCACGGCTCTCATGCGAGACACCAACCGTTCAGCACGATTAGTTACTTGTCTGTACCACTTTGAATCTACCATTTCATCTGCGGCGCGATTCCAATCACGGGCATCAATACCTGCCTTCATGCCTTTGAATTTTGATAAACGAGGTCTGCCCATATTGAACATCATGTTTGCAATAATTCTTTGCACTTCTTCAGGGAGGGTGGAAAAGTCTTCATACAATTTTTCACAATCGGAAAGCACTGAGTGTACGTCTTTATCAAAACATTCTGACACCCTATCTTTTGAGACAGGTGTGCCAACCGCCGCTCCGTGTTCAGGATCAGTATCCAAAACAAGATGGCCGATACCAAAAGTAGGCAGACCCAAATGATCCAAGTATATTTCATACTCACATCCTTCATCTGCTTCTATTTCTTTTCTTAACTGATCTATATCCATTACGCTAAACTCATAATCCCTTGACCACGACGTTGTGCTATAGCACCACCTAACTCATCGCGTGGGAATAAACTAGCGAAGTCTGCACCGCTAGACCCAGAAGGAGACTGAGCAGGGGGAGGGGCTTGAATGTTGAGAGCAGTGGGTGGAGGGGTAGGTATAGAAGGCGCACTAACTGTCGTTGTTGTAGGCGGTGTTGTAGGCGTTGGAGCCACCGATGATACATCACCTAAAGCTGGAGCTTGGCGAGTCCGCAATGTTTCTTCCTCCAGGGACTCACTTTGGTCTACAAAGCCTCTGCGAAGATCATCAAGGACAATACCGTAAACTGAGTCTTTACCTATTTTGAAAGACTTACTACTATGGACATCTTTCATTTGGTTAACAGAAGGTGGAGAAGCCAAAAACTTAGCGAAGAATTTTGCTTGGAAAAGAGCTTTCAAAGCGCGAATATCTAGTGCCTGTAATTGAGCAACAACAGAAGCTGATTGCAAACTTGAACCCAAATCTTCAAGTTGATTAGAATACATTACATAAGTGCGGATGTCAGCTAGCTCTTTCATATACTCTGGATAATCCGGATTTTTAAATAAAGGCTCTAGACCTTCATATTTTCCTTCAAATTTTATAAGACTTTGTATTTCTCTTGCCAATGCACTAGGGTCAACGGTTTCAGCACCAATATCGGTATTGAACACCGTTACTTTTTTGAGGATATCATCAAAAACAGAAGCTCGCATATTTAATGCTTTATTGCTCATAAAGCCACCGTTTGCTTCTATAAACTTGTGTGCTTCAGCTTGTGTCATTTTCGCTAAAAGAGTTTTGATTCTTTCACCGTTAAACATATCTCTTTCTAAAGCCGCATTAACGGCATCAGACTTTAACCATGCAGAGCGTTGTGCAATATCTTCTAGAGCTTTTCGATCAGCCTCATTAGGCACAAGTTTCTTAAACAACGCGTCATCGTTTTTTATCATGTCACGAATGCGTTGGTCAATTAACTCAGGCTTTGAAGCAAGGTCTTGTAAAAAACCATTTTGCACATCGCGAATAAGTTGGTTAGCGGCATCCCGCCCTGCTGGGGTTTTGGAAGAACTAATCAGCCAGTTATACATTACATTCCAATCGGAAGAGTTAAACTCACCCGACCAAAATTTTTGCCCAAGCTCAGCCGGATTTACCTGTGTGTTTCTTGCAAAAAAAGTATGGAGCTTACTGGCGTTCTTAACATCAGAAGCAAGTTTAGAGAGCGCAGTAGCTTCTTCCCATGCTTCTTTCCATGCAGTATTACCACCTCTAGGGTTTTGCATAACTTCATCTATGGCTTTTAACAGTTCGACTGCTTTTTGATTAGTTTGCCCCCCACCAAACGCAATATCAGAAACTTCGTTACGCATAGCTTGAAGTTGTTTGAGAGAATTGAAACTATAATCTTTGCCCTTATCTTTAACTGAAAGTGTGGTAACTTCCTGATTCCAAACATTTTCAAACTTATCAGCGATGTTTAGTAGCCGTTGGTCTACTGACTCAATCGTTTCAGTTATTTCTTTAGCTGGTGTAGTGACAGTGCGGGTAATAGGTTTACCATCCGGACCTAACACGCTTGTTTCCACAACCTCTGTTTTAGCTTCGGTTGTGCCAGCACGAGTTTGTGTGCCTACCCGAATATTTTGGGCTACCTCTTTAACAGGAGCTAAATCAAAAACAACAGGAGGCATATCTCTGCCGCCTCCTGCAATTTCAAAAGCTCGAAGGTATGCGTCGTCAGTTACTTCCCGCAGACTTTTATCCAACTGGCCTGTAAGCATACGGATATCTTCTTGCGTTTTCTGTAGCGTTTTGGTGTCGACATTCGCACCTTCTGCACGGAGTTTATACATATTGTCAAGCTCTGTGCTGAGCCTACGAGCAGACAAATCTAAATACTGGCGTAGTTCTGCCGCAGTAAACCCTTCTAAACCATCTGGTGATTTGGCCTTTTGGTCTAACAACTGCCACAATTTAGATTGCTGGTTATTGAACACTTGTTGCGGCGTTTTAGACAACCCTGCGACCTGACCTTGAATCCTTTTAATAACAGGATTATCGGTGAGCTGAGAAACCGTGAGTAGTGGTAAGCCTAACCGTTCTGCGGCTTCCTGCCCTACAATGGATTCTGGTGTGGTTTTACCAGCTAATAGGGCTGTCCTACCAGTATCACCAAACAATGCCCTAAATCTGGTAGCGGCTATTGGTGAAACCTTAAAAATAGCGGCTTCTAAAGCCCCTACCAAAGCGGCATCTTTCCAAACACTTGTATCATTGATAACGTCGCCAAATGAACGGCCTGTTTCATTTACCGCCCATTGTTCAAATACATTAGCTCCCGTTGTTGTGCCAGCAACCGCCGCTGTTCCGCCCACGGAAGGTGGGAAAATGATTGCCGCTGTGACCGCCGCCGCATTTGTAGGTGTTAATATGTTAGCTTCTATATCAAGTAGGTCAGCAAAAAACTCTCTACCTGCTCCAGGAGCTTCTGGGTTAAAAGTAGGGTCAGCACGGTATAACGCACCATTTGGCACAAGACTATACAGTTCTACTGTTTTACCGCCACCTACATCCATCCGCAAATAACGGCCTTCAGGGTAATGCTTTTTGAAATAACCCCTGCGGTCTTCAAACTTGCCACGGCGAGCTAAACCTTCGCGTACACCTAATTTTATCGGACCAACTACATCCCCACCTTGATAATCTCTGTATTGATCAATGAGCAAATTTTCAACACGGTTGCGCTCTAATGCTTGAAGCTCAATATCACTTTTGAAAGGTTGGTCGGTGAGCAGTTGGCCTTTACCAATATCAGGTTCAACAGTAAGCGGTGTAAAATCATCAGGGCGACCAGTGCCAACATCCACAGCACCAGCAACATCCCGAGCAAATTGTGACTCAATAGCCGCACGGTTTACTACATCAATAGTTTCTTGGTCTACTTGACGAGTTGGAACTTCTTCTAAACTGTAAGGTGTAATCCTAGCACCGCTTGGGGTGAAAAACGCCTCAGGAACAGTATCTACAACAAGAGCATCATCATCTAATGTAAAAATATTTGGTTCGAGTTTATTGGGGCTACTATCTACGGTATCAACTACCAGATCATCATCGGCCATTTACTGCCCCCCAACGAAAGTCATGCCTGAATAAGTACCCCACAGTTTTTTCAAACTATCTTCACTCGGCACATTTGTAATCACTTTGCCGCTACGATCTCTTAGCACACCGAGTGAAACTAACTGCCCTGCGTTTGCTTTGAACTTATCAAAAGAATCAAACCCCGAGATAAATTTAGCCATCGTCGATTGACGATCGGTAAGGTTGAAAGTATCTGTGCCACCTTCAGGATTAACCCTTTGAGCTTTAATATCGCCAGACAGACTTGCGGAAGGCAGATTTGCAATTTCATCTGCATCCACAACTTTGTTTTCTGGTTTAGCTCTCCACTCCGCGCGAGCCTTGCTAAGAGCAAGGTATTTACCCTCTGCATCAGCAATTTCAGCACCGTCTTTTTGCATCCAATTTGTAACGAAGGCTTGCTCGTTCCTAGCGCGGTTAGCGGCCTTGGTGTAGATTTTAGACAGCAGTTTAAGACCTTCAGGTGTGGTGTAAAGACTCGGACCAGCACCTTGAACCATGTCCAGTTCTTCTTTGTTGAGGTTTCCAGGAATAAACTGTGACATCCTCAATGCAAACTGGTTAGACGCAAACTGAGCCGCTTCACCCGATACAGGGTCGCCACCCATAATCGTATTGTAAACATCACCTGAAACACCTTCTTTAAGAAAAGTATCAAGACCAGGAATAGCTTTGATAAATTTCTGTAGATTCAAACGAGTTCCTGCGAGTGCGCCTGTTTCAAAGTTTTCAGAAGCCGTTGCCGCTTGCTTTGCATAGTTTTCAAGATCTGCAGACAACGCAACATTTTCGTTAAGTTTAGTAATATCGTCGCCCAACATTTTTGCAAATACATCGTTAATAGATTTGCGTGGGTCGTAATTAGTTGTCAGCGTAGTCTTAGCATTCAGGTAGTTGTTAATACCGTTTGCTCTAAACTTCGTCTTAGCGGCTTCTGCCTCAGTAGGAGACTTGCCTGTTTCAATAGCGGCGGTATAAGCAAGGTTAGCACCGTCTTCAAGGAGTCGCTCAAACTCAGTATCTTTAGGCATAAGTTGTTTTTGCAATATTTCTATTTTTTGAGCCGCCGATTCAAACGCCGCACTATCTGTATCTGGATCCAGAGTAGCAAGAGCCTTTTGAGCAGATTCAAGCTCTTTAATATTGCGTATGAGATCAGTTGGCATTGGACCCATTTCCACGCCATCTGCTGTAATTTGCACAGCATCTTTACCATCGTATTTAAAGAACTGACCTTGTGGGGTTTGGAATACTTTGTATGGGCGAACAACGCCCTCAGGAGCTTCTAATGTTATAACCCCAGTATCTTTGTTGAATTTAAGAATATCACCTGTATTAGTAATTTTTAGATCAAAATTACCTTTAGCTGTCCCTATAAGTTTATACCCTTTTCCCTCTACACCAATCTCTTCAGCGGTGGCACGAGGGTTATACAACATTACCTGATTATTGTCAAGTTTCTGTGATTGCCAGTTAATAGAACCTTCTTGTAGAGGGGTAACTGCACCTGTCCGTACATTTACACCAATAACCGACCCATCATCTAGCTTTTGAATATTTAAGTCAGGTACTTTTGCCGCTTCTGTGGCAAAAGTTTTTAGCAAGTCTGATTTAGATTCTTGGGCGGCTGTTTTACTCGCACTCGCCGCTTCAGCCGCTTTAAGTTTAATAGCTTGATCTTGTTTAGCTTTAGCTTGAGCCGCTTGCAAAATAGGATCAGAAACCGCAGAAATAGTTTTTGGATCAAGAACCCTGCTCAACAACTCACCTTTAGGTGCGTTTGCGATTGCCGCCGCTAACTGCAGACCAGAAAGATATGGAGCAGTTTCATACCCTGTTGCATCACTTCCTAATAAATCTTGATATTGTTTTAAATATTCATCATATCCTGTCGCTTGAGGAACTAAGTCCATTAAAGTTTGGTAATTTTGTAAATTAAAACTGGCTGGGAGAGCCTCCTTATTAAACCCCTTTGGAAGTGCAGATTCACCTTGCTCAGCATCCTCAGGATCACCACCATTCTTTAACATAACAGGTTGTTCGCCCATAGCCATACGAGCCATAGCTTCTTCCTGTCCAGGAGCTTGAACAGGCTCATCTACCAGCCCTGCGGTAATGCCAACCCCCATAGTAGGGTCTTGTTGCATTTGTGAGCCTTTTTCGAAAGTTTCTAACAATCCCAAAAAAGGTTGCATAAAAGCTAATACTGATTCAGGTGTTTTCTTAGCATCTGCCTCGCCCACTACTTCAGCTAACTCATCGACCCGATCTTCCATAGAAGCGGGCTCTTCACGAAGAGCATTCATCAACTGTTCGTAATCAGAAGCTTCGTCCACAGAATCCATTATTCGTTGAGCTTCATCAGCCATTTCTACAAGACCTGAGGTAATACCTTGACCTTCAGCTACGCTTGCAACAGCCTCTGTGCCTTGATCGATCATTTCCTCCTGTTTTGGAGAAAACATTTTTCTTTGTAAAACTGGATCAATCATGTGCTTACACTATGCCCATTTTATTCAAGCCACCGTAGATACTTAACCCGCCAATACCCGCACCTAAAATCTGGTTCATGAGGCTTGGGTCAGCCGTTTGTGTTGTTTCTGACGTAGCTGTAGATTGAGAAGTCGGGACACCCCTGATAATATCACTTAAGAATCCGTATGATTCTAGTGGGCGTTTTTGTTCTTCGAGTGTGTTTAACCGCCCTGCTTCTAATTCAGCTTGCATAAGCTGACGTTCTTTTTCACCCATACCATACAAGGCTTCAATATCACGACCACCTAACATTTGGGCTAGTTCGCCTATACCAGCACCTTTGAGAGCTTGCTCAAGCCCTAACGCCTCTGATTTAGCGGCGGCGTCAATAGCTTGGGCGTATGTATCTGCGGCGGCTTTAGCATACGCATCCATACGCTCACCTTCTAACGCGGCTTGACCTAAAGCGGCTCTAGAACCACCGTACGACCCCTGTCCTTGTTGACGTGCGGCTTGTTCTTGCTGTGCTTTTGCAAAAGACGTATCTATTTCTTTTTGTATAGCCGCTTGATAAGGGTTCATAAATTGGCTAATATCGGACTCTTGGATACCAAACTCAGTTCCGCCTAAATATTGACCAGCTTGATCCATAAACTGTTTGTAACCGCCAACGCCACCGCCTAATTGAGAAGCTAAAAGGTCTTGAGCGGCTTTTTGCGCTTCTGTCAACCCAGCTACTTCGCGTTCAGGTACATCTGCCCTACGATAATCTTTGGTTACGTCTTTTACATTTTCTAAAAGTTTATAGACTTCTTTAGCAATTTTAGGATCTAATTGCTGAATATTGGTAACAGTTGATGTATTTTTTGCCATTACCCACGACCCTCAAGCTGACGCATCATTTGGTACATACGTTTAGCACCCGCTGTCCTATCGCCATTACCAGCACCGCGTACTGCTCTAGCGTTCATTACAAACTCACCGTCACTGAGCATAGCAGGGATAGAATCACTGGTTGGTGTTCCAGGACCGACGATTTCACCACCTCCGGCCGCTCTTATAGGCCGACCATAAAGACGGTCAAATACAGATACTTCATCTTCTTCGCCACCGCCTATGCCATAGTATTGAGCTAACAGTTTATCAAGATTAGAGCCTGATGTTTGGAAACCTGAAGTTGGACCAGTTTCTCGGCCTACATAACGGTCGCCTTCTGAATCCAGCTCTGCCATAGCTTCTTCATAAAGTTTGTTTTGCTGTTCTTCAAAACTCGGACCTTCTGGCTCATCCTCTGGATCAGGTGCGGTAAGCGCATCGTAAGCTAAATATGAACCACCCGCTACTGCTCCTGCAGGACCGTATTTTGCCAAAAATCCAGGAGCCTCTGCTTTCGCGCCTTCCAACAGCGTTTCTTGTACTGCCTTTTGTCTTGCCGCATCAGAAACACCTGCTAGAGCATTTTGTTTAGCGGCTTGTTGTAGAGCCTGATATTCTGGATTAATAGATGTCCTGTTTGTGGAAAGTAAACCTTCTAATGTGGCTTCACCTTTTGTAATGTAATTCCCTGAAGCATCTAATCCAGCTACATTTTCTCCTGGATTCCAGATGTATTTTTCAAAGAAGTTTAAGTCTGTATCTGGAGTAATCTTAGGCTGATTAGCTAAGTAATCGGTCGGTTTTGGTGTGGTCTGCACTGCGGCAGTATCTGCTACATTTTGTTTTAATATTTCATCAGTAGACAAAACATTAGAGTCTGGAACAGAAGTGGTTCCTGCGTCAGCCATAAAAGATAACTCATCTGGTGTTGATTGAATAGCTTGTGACACAGTACTTGGAGAGCTACTAAAAGGATTTGAAAACTTAAAAGCCTCGCCAGAACTAATAGATTTACCGGCATCTGAGAAACTTGCATTTGGATTAGTTCTGCTACCCGCAAAACTACCACCAGCAAGTTTATTTAAAGCTCCAGCCGTAACTCCGGCCATAATACCTGATTTAAGTGCCGATTTAAGATCCGCGCCACCAATAAGAGCACCACCAAAGCTACCTATACCAGACGCCAAAAAAGCTGGCATCGTAGGAAGAAGAAAAGGAGCCGCTAAAGGTAATAATACCGGAGCAACTTTTTTAGCAACATTTTTTACTTTTTTCCAAGTCTTAGTAAGAGCCTTTCCTATAGCCTTAAAGAAAAACTCGGGCTGACCAGTAACAGGATTTAAACTGTTTAATTCATTACCAACTATATAACGTTCTGGTTCTAGACCCATTTCTTCCATTTGTTGGAAGATCATTTTCTTCATTTTGGGATTAGCATCAAGAACTTCTACGGGGATAACAGTTTCACCCTGTGCCGCGTGAACGACATAGGTATCACCTTCCCTACCAAATTTTGCTAATATGTTCGCGGCTTGCCTAAAATTGTCAAATCCGGGATCTATAATACCTTCTTGCATGATCTCTTCCTATATCGTTTACCATGTACGGTGCAGGAAGCGAGCCTGAGAATACGCTCCTTGCATCATACAAAACAAAATTAAATTCCGCAAGCCTTTGGATCCTATACTGTGTACCGTACGACAACTATACCAGAACCACCTGCTCCAGGAGCATATGTAGCTGTTGAGCCACCGCCCCCACCACCACCTGTATTTGCTGTTCCAGCTACTGCTGAAATCACAGGCGAAACACTTTGAGCTCCTCGACCGCCGCCGCCTTGTCCCCCAAGACCACCCGAACCAGCTATATTTGTTCCACCACCACCGCCACCGCCATAATAGACATTACTGCCTGTACGGAACGCATTTTGAATACCATCACCACCATTCCCTGCCGGACCAGAGTCTACAGTAGCTGAACCCCCTACAGCTCCCGCACCGCCACCGCCCGAGGCTATATCGCCAGATGTTGTAGTAGTCGTGCCTCCATCATTACCTTGAGATAAATTTTCATAATTTGTAGGAGCCACATAACCTTCTTGTGACCTAAACACATAAGGCCAACTATATGGTACTGCATCGGCTCCTGCTGATGTACCCCCAGAATCACGGCCACCAGAGCCACCACCAGAGCCACCATCAACAGCATTTATACTTTCTTGAGCACCACCGCCCCCACCACCTTTTGCAACGAACCCTATAAAAGAGCTATCTGTACCATTGTTACCTACTCCGTTAGAAACAGGAACTGCTCCACCATCACCTACTGTAGCTGTATATGTTCCAGGAGGCAGCCTCAAGCCTGTAGCGGATATGAAACCACCCGCACCACCGCCGCCACCACCTTCAGCAGATTTACCGCCTGACCCACCGCCGCCGACAACTAAAATATCTACAAGAGCATATGTGGTAAGAACAAAATCATCAGTAGAAAGAAAAGTATGAACTTTATAATCAATGCCGCCAGAACTGTATGTCGTAATTGTTCCGCCTGTTGCAGAAACAGCTACCCCTTCTATGTTTAATGTTAAATACCCTGTAGCATCATCAATAATAATAGTATTGCCTTCTACCGTTGTGCCATCAGTAGTAGCATTAGTTAAGACTATTTGAGTATGCCTAGCATCACCAGGAGTCTGCATATTCCGTAAATAAGTGGTTAAAGAACGGATAGATTGTTGAGTATAAATTTGATCATACTCAACAGGGGGGTTAGGTATAAAAGGTAAGATTAACTTCCGCGTAGTCATTAGCGTCTACCATCTGGCCGGATATCTAAACGTGGCGTACCCAATCGCCATGGATTACTTTGCGTATTATCGGATACTTTTACTTTTACAGAACGTCCCCGTAACCGCACATTCACCTCATCTGTAAACTGCTCCACAGGGGTTGTTGCTGTTCTATTAGTAGCCGAAGTATTTGTTTGCCCAAGAGCTGATCCAGGATAATCATCCATAGTTAAAGTAAAAGAAATAGTAGCATCTGGCGTAGTTGAACCTCTAAAAGTGACATCAGGTATCAATTTAGAAACAAGCATAAAATTATTTCCATCACTAATGTCTATAGGGCTAGACTCTACATATGATTCATAAGCAACAGGTGTGTCTGTAGAAGCATCTTGGTATCCGATTTCATGGTACAACAAATAATTGTTTAAATCTGTTGCTATTGGATAACCAATGTAACCTTTATCTAACCAAAACGTTCTTGACATAGTCCCATAGTACCAAATTTTTTGAGCGTAGTTATAAACCACATATTTGTTATTGGTTTCACTAGAAGCTGAAGGATAAAACCACCATATTTCGTCGTACCTTGAATTTAATCCTGC